GGTCATAGAACGTGATTGATTAACGGCCATTTTTGTTTTCCTTACCTTTTTTTGAGGTTGCTCTGCTCAAAGCTTCCATGGCAGACTTATGCTTATCTACTGACTTAGCGGTCTTTTTAGACTCAGTAGCCATCTCTTTTTTACTTTTTGTTGGCTTTAGCATTCTTCTTCTTCTTTTCTGCCTTTGGCTTGGCCTTCTCTTTAGCTTTAGCTAAATCTTCGTGGTTGAGAGCTTTAACAGGTTTAATTATAACCTTTTGCTTCTTTCCAGTCAGGGGATTTAAGATTGCCATACCTATAGTTTCTCCTATTTTGGGGTTTCTGGCTTCCTATATTTACGGACTCTTGGACGAATTACCTTCTTGGTCCGGGCTACAAACTTCTTTGAGTGGCGATATCTGGAGATAGCCTCTGGATTTCCAGGATGTATGTTCATTGACTGACCGGCTACCCAAGGGGCTCTGCGAGCTTGTTTTGACCATCCGCTACTCATAGACCCGATTGATGCGCCACCAGGTGATAGTTTTGCTTTTGATACTTGAGCGGACCTTTTTCCACTTATTGCCTTAGGCGGTGCTTTAGGTCTAGGGGCTTTGGGAGCTTTACCTTTCGCCACGAGATCCTCCTGCCATTGCTTGCTTAGCATTTTTTCTGTACATGACATTTCTGCAGGTTGGGCAGAACTTAGATGCACCAGAAAAAGCGGCCTCGATAGGAGTCATGAGCGCCCCACATTTAGGACACTCAATGCTTCCGTGGTATACAGTATCGATACTCATGCAAATATAGCCTCTAGCTTAACCTTTTCTTGAACTCCGTTTACTCGTTCTAAAGGAACTCCATTTTTAAATGGTATGAAGGTTGGATATCCGCTTATTCCGTTTAACTCTACAGCATCTTTTTCACTAGCTTCGTTAAGCCAAATAACCTCTACATCAGGATTAGACTTAGTGTACTCTTCCATAATTGGCTTTTGTTTTTGGCAATAAGGACACCAGTCTGCATAAAAATACCAAAGCTCTTTGCTCACCAAAATCCTCCACCTTGTGCGTTTCGTAGCGTGCCTTGATAGCCTGCTTGACCACCGGTGAAGTCTACCCGAGTTGGCTGGAACTCTTCATCCACGTTAATAACGTCTGTAATATTTAACGCCCTGGTTCTATAACCAAAGCGTTCTCTAAAAAGCATTACTTGAGGGAGTCGTGGCCGAACAATCTCAGGAAGCGATTCTCTTGGCATAACAACTGAGTTTAAAGCCTGACCAATTAATGCGTCCTGTACGTTGGCAAATGGGCCCATATAGTCATAACGAATGCCCACCTCTTCTTGATCAGCAACTATGCCTCGAGGCTTACTGCGGTCATAGATTGAATCTTGTGAGTTCATTTAGTTCCAAACTGGACGTAGGTGTGAGAACTGCTGACTTATGCGAGGATTAAACTCAGCAGGTACATTTGCAGAAATGTTGGCTTTTCCGTCATTTATAAGCTTAGGTGCTGGGGCAAGGTTCATCTTTGGTGCACTACGAAGTATGTTCATAGTTATTCCACCAGCTACATTCTCTGGGGTAACTCTAGCTTTTAATCTTCTATCTGGGGCTAAACCGGCTGGCCACATGTATTGAGCAGCGTCTATGCGCTCGCCCTTGTGAACTCCTCGTTGATAGGCTCTTTGATTTTGACGATTCTTTAATGAGTCGAGAACAGTGTCTGAAACAGAATAGGGCTTACCTTTATCATCACGACGAGATCTAATTGTTCCAAGGTAGCCATCTGGATATTCGGCTTGTGGAGCTCTACCAACACCTAAACGTAAAAAGTCTAGGTCGCTTCGTGGTACGACCGGTGTTCCGCCACCACCCGTAGTGGTGTACGCACCGATATAACCATTGGCACCTAGGTATTGCCAGTTTTGATGTGACTGAGGCATGCAGTCAGTATAAAACAAAACGGGGACAGATACTTGCTCTGTCCCCGCTTTTATTAAGTTTTGTTGTTACTTCTTAGCTCCAAGGCCGTAAGAGGCGTCCTTTGGGTTAAGGAACTTAGCTGCTGGTCCAATGATACCTGCCAAGAAAGCTGTTGCAAGTACCTTGAGGTCTGTTTCTCCGTTTAGGTATAGAGCCAAGACTGCGGCAGCAGAAGCACGCACCCAGGATCCACCCATGGATTTTAGAGTTTCTAAATCCATTCTATTTCTCCTTGTTCACTAATAGGCGATGAATTTCATCAACCTTGTCTTTAACTGATCCTCCACCGTTTGGCTTAAGTTCAGTTAAATATTCTTTTACTAGTCGCTTTACTAATTTTGCAATTCGAAGCTCTACGACACCTAAGAGTGTTAATGTTCCAAGAACTATGGACATTCCTATTTGAAGATCAGTCATGTATATATTTCCCCAGGAGGCTAGTTGTAAATACTGTCCGTACTATACGGCAGCTTTAAACTCTTGTCCTCTAAAAAGGGTTTTTCCGTCATCAATATGTACAAGCTCTACATGGAAAGATCCTTCTGGCTTATATGTAATGACAGATATTCCTTGCTGCCAATTTTCATAGTAAGTTACCGGACGTCCGTCAATTCCAACAGAACCCTTAACACTTGGTACGGCGCCATCTACCCGGCAAAGACATCCTGGACTAATTGCCATTGCTTTTATCTTACCGGCTCGGTCAAAAGTAGTCTTTGACTGAATCTCTTGACGATGGATATGCCCAAAGACTGTGGAAATATGTGGCATCTCATTTGTGTACTTCATAGCAGTGCTTCCACCGGAGTTTACTTTGTCTCCATGAATTGCTCTAAGGCTGTCGTTAATCCACCACATACCGGCTGGATAGGCATCAATATACTCAATATCTAATTCGTCTAACCTTAAAAGATAAGGCAAGGACATTACCGGCCAAGAATCTGGAACATTTGCACGTCGTAAACCAAAAGCAGCTAATGCATTTGCTTGAACAAACTTTTGCATTCTACGATCATGATTTCCTTCTAATACAACAATCTTTGCATTTGGTGCAGCAGCTCGCTGTTCTCCTAGGAATAGATGTCCTCGATCTATAGCCTGCTGTGTAGTGAATGCAAACGCTGCTTCCTGTTCATATTTTCCTTGTGCAGGAAGATCTAAAAAATCACCAAGATTTACAACTTGATCAACACCGTTTTCATGCTCTAGTGCTGCAGTTACTTGTAAAGCTACATTCATTGCCGCATCATCGTGGAATGGATCTAACTTGTCATCAAACTGTCTAAAACCAATTTGTGGATCTGGAAGAATAACCGCTTGTTTCCAGCCACCAATTAATGCTGGAGCTTTATTAGGTTTCTTTGGAGCATTTATTACTACTGGTTTAGCTTGTTGTACTACAGGCCACTCAGGTCCTTGCTCCCATTTAGGGCTAATCTGAATTCCTACAAGGTCTTTTGTTTGGATTTCTCCATCAGCATCTTTAGCAGCTGTTTGATAAAGACTTACTCTAGTTATCTTACCTACTTCATCTACATCAATATTATTTCTATCTAGTAGATCAGCAATAATTCCTAAAGCTTCTTTGTTTGTTCGTTCATCTTTAAAGCTTTTTACTGCTTCAGATATATTTATGCTGTCTGACATGAACATCCGCCTACTCTATGTTTACGTAACGCCTCATTACTAAATGAGTCTATATTAATCGTTTTTAGAAAAGAAAGAAGCTTTGCTGTTGATACTCCATCATCAAAAAATATTGTGTTAATTTCTTTTCTGTCCTCTTCGTTCAAAGAGTCTACCCACGAACCAACTATACAGCGCTTTTTATCTAGTCCCTGCTGTTGCTTAAAGTCTGCAAACGCTTTGCCGATCATATATTTCTCCCAGTAAAACATAAAGCCGGTATGAGGTAGTTCCCCACACCGGCCTTACTATACACACTTTTAGTAGGACGTGCTATTTCCCGCTTCAAAGTTAGGGTTTGTCCTATTAACTACAGACTTGAACATTCGTCCATTTGCCTGAGTTGCCCCAGCTTCTGGAGAGGTCTGACGCATGTAGCGTGCTCGGACACCGTAGCTTGCGCCGTGAGTATCTGGCACATTCTTTCTAATGCCTACTGGTTGAGCATATGGATCGGTTGCGCCTTTAGCGTTTCCCGTTTTCTTCACAAGCTTACCGGCCTTAGGTGATGCAGATGGTGAGGTAAAGCTTGCACCAGACTTGCCCATTGGGGTACGTCCAGAGTTTGCCATTCCTGCCAATGCCTCATCTGGGCTTGGAATTGATGATTTGGCCATAATTATTCCTTTTCGAGTTGAGATCTCACCTTAAGGGTACTTTAATTAACAAAGATTGTAAAGACAATCGCAGAGATTTGTCCGTCTCTGGAGTCAACAGTGGTAAATCCTGGGATACAGGCTAACCTCATTCCCCGTGGGGCTACGTAACCGCTGGCTATAGCGATGGCTTTTACAGCTTGATTTACAGCTGATGCGCCAACAGCTCGCAGCTTAACCTGTGGAGATTCGTATAAGGCATGAGCAATTGCTGAGCCTACTGACTGAGCGTTGGAACCTGCCCCAACGCGTAAAAACTTTTCTTCTTCTTGTGCCGTAGTCAATTTTTATTCCTTTGGGATCGAATTAGTGTGAGCCCTCAGGAACTAGTATCAGGGTTTTTCCCTATATTTGGGGTCTAAAGTCTTTGTTATTATCTCTTTCTCATACTCTAAATCAGCTATACCGGCAGCTATTCTAGCCAGGGCATATGAGTCGGCAGCGTTGTCATCCATAAACTCTACCCCCCATTTTTTATACACACTAAGGAGTATTTGATTCTTTTTTACCCCTTGTCCCTTACCCGTAACGTACTTTTTTAACATAGCGGGTGGAATTATTAGGGGGTATTTTGCATTATCTTCGTAATAAAGCCAGCACTTTAACTCTATCTTTACTAAGCCACCAAGCTCTCCAGCCATATGGGCCATCTGTGCTCCGTAGGCATATCCTTCCATGGCAGAACCCTTTACATTAGTAGTTCTTTCACCCAATAAGTCCCCAATAAAAAGCTGAATGGCAGATAGGCGGTCTACACCACGGCCTGGCGCCTCAAACACCTCAGTATGAAATGTACCTTTTGCAGATAAAACAGTTATAGCAAACCCGCTATATGACTGATCAATGCCCACATATTTATCGCAAGGATCGTCTAAGGATAATCCACCGTCAATTATTTTAGGATTACTTCTTGACACCAAGTAACTCCATCTGCTCATGCACAAGAATAGACAGATACTCTATTGGCCCCTCATTAATTAACGTATAGTCCACGTTATAATAATCCATGTCATGTTCAGAAACGTGATCATTTATTGCAACAACCCCGCTTCGCTGAATTCTCCAGATTTTAGATGGAAGACTACGAATTGCGTCGGCTTCATTTCTAAACCGCACATCAGTTATCACATAATTCTTATCTATAGACATTTTAAACATAGCCCTCTCTACCCAAAAAGTAGAGCCAAAAACCTTACGAGCACCTATCCCTAAATCTTGCAAAAGTCGTCGTACTTCCATCTGACTCTTAGTTATTTCCCAACCGTGCTCTTCTACCATCTCTCGGAGGTATATCCCATTAACTTTAGGATTAAGTTCATAAAGCAATTCTCGAATAGGATCAGCAAAAGCAATCCTCTCAAAGCCAAAATCTTTTACTAATACCGAAGCAACAGTGTCTTTTCCAGTTCTTGCGTATCCAGTAAGCCCGATAATCATGTTGTAAATTTCCTTGTTCTAGCCCTAAATCCAGAGATCTCTGAAGTTCTACGAGTCAACTCTCTGGATACTACCTGAGAATCGCGCTCCACAGTTTCAGCCCTAGTCTCTATAATTTTTCTATAGGCATACTTGG